ATGCTTTTGTCATTTGACACCTTCACCAAAGAACGATTATACCTGAAGAACGTCACGCCGAAGACTGTTCGGTGGTACTGGGAAAGCTGGCGGGCGTTTCAGAAGCATCTGCCGGCAGGCCGAACTCTTGAAACCCTCACCCAAGACGACCTTAACACCGCTGTCGTTGGCCTTCGCCAAGCAGGTGTTTCCCCAACCAGCGTCAACACTTACGCCCGCGCAATCAATGCTTGGTTGAAATGGGCCGGCAGCAAGTTAAAGGTACCCAAGCAACAAAAGATCCAAAAAACGTTGCCAACATTCTCGCCAACACAGGTGGCACGCCTTGTTGCGTGGCCCGCGAGGTCTAAAAGCCAACAGCGAATCAAAGTCCTGTATTGCCTAATCCTCGACACCGGTCTACGGGCAAGCGAGGCGCTTGGCTTGCACACCGATGACGTAGACTTTGACAATCTGCTAATCAAAGTTATGGGCAAGGGCCAAAAAGAACGCCTTGTTCCAATGAGTATGGAGCTTCGAAAGATCCTATGGCGGTGGTTGCAAAAGCAGCAAGGCCAATACGTCTTTGCAACCCGGACAGGCACCCATCTTTCGCTGCGCAACGCAGAGCGGGATTTTGCGAAGGTGTGCAAAATCCTTGGCATCACAAACGTTCGACGGCTGCTACACGCCCTTCGTCATACCTTTGCTCTAAACTACATTCGCAACGGTGGTAACGCCTTCATGCTGCAACGCATCCTTGGGCATACGACCCTTGAGATGACGCGGAGATATGTAAACCTCCAAACCGCTGATCTGCAATCCCGGCATAACCAATTGTCGGCGCTGGCACGGGGTTAAGCCAAGCGTAATCGCCATAGAGTTTCACCGCCGCAGCGTTATATGCTAACGCTGCTTCTTCAACAGTTGGGTAGCAGCCAAGGTAATACCACTTGTAATCCTTTGATATCGACGCGTGCCACTTGCCGTGTAGAAATCGAACACCTTTGTACTTGCCTCTAAGAGGCCGGCGGTTGATACAGTTCTGAGACGCAGTAGCAAATCGAAGATTAGCTCGTTGGTTGTTTAGGCCATTTCCGTCTATATGGTCTACACGTGTCCCCTTTGAGGCATCAATGATTTCTCTATGCATAGAGATCATTAAGTCTTTTGTGTAACGCCGGGCGTATCGAGTGTTCGAACAAGCATACGTGCTCCAGCGAAATCCACACAGCGCCTCGTAATCTTCATCATCAAGTAAAATTTCGTAGCCTTCAGCAGATAGTAATGTTTGCATTTGAAGTAACACTGTGTTATCCTGCCCTGCATGCTCGCCTTAGCGACGACAGATTACGTGTCAACACACAAAGGCACGTTGCCGGTTGTGCTGGCTGCGGGGCATGGGGGACGAGCAGTACCCGCAGGAGTTGCTGAGCGGTTTGGCGTGTGGCCGGGCTTTGTTACAAAGCGGGACGAGTGGACAGCAGAGATAGCAATGGGTGTGGCAGAAGGTCTGCTAGCGTTGTTAGGCGAAGCGCCTTCAGTTGTCGTAGCCAGATTTGGCAGAAAATACATTGATGCAAATCGGGTGCCGCAACTTGCTTACGAAGCTCCACGAATGCGTGCGTGGCAAATATACAGGGCCTACCATTCAGCAATTCGCAAAGTATGCAAGACAGCAAAGACAGGCTTACTGCTCGACATCCACGGCACAAGCATTAATACCGCGGATTTGTATATCGGTACAATCTACGGGCAGTCAGTAGGCAGCCAATGGATTGAGACTTCGCTTGCAAAGCTGCTTGCCAACGTTGGCTATCGGGTCGTATTCGACCACCCTAGGCTGACTGGCGGGCTGACTGTCGCCTGGCACGGCGCCTGGGCCGGAGGGCTTGACGCTATACAACTCGAAATCGCCAAGCCCCTCCGGACAACGCAGGTTGCAAGAACAACGTTAATTAAGCGTCTCGTCTCCGTTCTTGCGGTTGTTGTCAACGATTACAAATAGCCGTGTAGCTTGTAACAACTCCTCATCGGCTGTTGGCTCGTAGTATGTAGGTTCTATTCCTCAAACGGGTACTGGGTCCTGTGGAGTGGCTCCGGCAGGTTTCTCAAATCTGTGGAACCGTCCATCGTGACCGGTTTTGCCGCAAATCCTACAAGGCTTGTTTGGGTCAACCCCGCCTCGACGGCGCGTTGCCTGTGGTGCCTGTGGGACAAGCGGCTGCGCAACAGGTCTGACTTCGTATCCAAGTCTCTCAAGCTTCGTGTCAAGCTCGTCGCGTTGCGCAAGCAAACGTTGGATTGCCTCGTCGCGTTGCCTGTCAACTTCATCAAGAAGCTCAAAGATGTTCATGTTTGGAGTTGCAGCAGAGGGAGCAGGCATTGGCTGTGCCTGCCCTCCCCCGACTGGCTCCTCTTTCAGTTGCGATTGTCTACGTTTCATAGCGACATGATTGCAAGATAACATCGCAACTGGTAAAGCGGCTCTGCCTACGCGGCAGAGGATAAAGGTAACAAGAGTTGCTCCATAGACCGCGGAGCAAAGTATGAAGAAAGAAAAGTTGGTATGTCTTGCCAGCTACGGACGATTGGCACGTTGCCAAGTAGGTCTGTATAGCCAGCCCACTCACGGGACTCGTACCACACTCCACGACAACCTGCCATTTGTACAACCAGGGGGTCATCGTCAATGTGCAATTCACAACCGAGCATGGCTGACAGCTCGGCCTTGAGCCGCCGAGGTTGCCGAACAACTACACCAGCAAGTTGCTTGAGATACGCACCATGCCTGGCAAGCCATTCACGAGTCACGTCTAGCGCTCCAGGAAAACTGCGTCCTGAAACAACATAGACATTGTAGTCTGCCGTAAGAGCGTTCAACCCGTCGATTGCGCCGACGATGGGAGTCAGCCTATCATACACTTCTGGATAACGGTCCCACGCAGGAATGTAGGTACCGTCCGCCAACACGCCATCACAATCCACACTGATTGTGTGCCTAGCCACTAGCCAACTCCACTCCAGCAGCTTGCAGCATACGGGCAGTCGTGTCGGTAGCTGGCGCTTGTTGGTTTGTTGCCGTCCGCCGTTCCTCGACCAGCGCTCGTAGCAGGTACAGATAATTTAGCGCGTCTGTGATTCGGCCTTCGATTGGTTCGGACTCCAGGCGCTCCCGCCCGCAAAATGCTGCAATCGCAAACACATGCTTGAGCCAGTAAATTGCCCAAACAAGCTCGGGCGCCGCGCCGACCATTGACCCGACCACCTTAAAGTTATAAAGCCTATCATTGCCATCTGTGTAGTCGATGCCTTTGGCGGTAAGCATTTCCCGGCATGCTGCAATTTGCTGGTCAACCAGATCATCGAACATCTCGTTTGTCAATAAGCATCCTCCTCTAAATCGACACATTCTGTTGCCGGCTGTAATTGATGACTTCGTGGTACAGCGTCTCAAGGTCAATTACGTCCTTCCGATTGTGGTCGAGCACGTAGGCCAGGGATTTCTCGTCTCCCCGCGCCGCCGCTCGCCAGAACTTGCTCTCGATTCGGGTTTTGTTTGTCTTGTCGAGGATTACTCGACACGCGTTCTCAAGCCGGTTGCTGCTCAGCTTGAACTTGTTTTTGATAACGAAATACAGGTCTTTGTGGACTAGCGAGCCGTAGTGGGGAAATGGCACATTGCACATCAAAGCGCGAGTCCTAATGAACGGCAAGTCAAATCGGCAACCATAATATGTCACAATCTTATCGAAATTGTTAAGATCCATGACTAATTGGCGTACGATTCGCTTGTCCTCGTCACCTGCCGTGCTACAGTCAAGGTCCTCTTTTGAGATTACATCCTCGAATATCCTGTCCTCGTTCTCGACTTTAATGCAATAGGAAAGAATTATGCCAAAATCTGCATCGAGATTCGAGGCTTCGATGTCGAGAAAGCCGATGCGTTCAGAATGCTCAGGTTTGTAGCAGCTATAGTGGCTAAGATACGTATGGTTATGTTCAGGACAACGGTGCGTTGCCAGCCACACAAGTTCCTTCTTCGTTAAACGGTGAAGGGGTGGATTCAGATTGTAGTACCTCCTTTAGGTTTGTTTTTTCGGCCGCCCAACAGGCCGCTTAAGCCGTGCTTCGCTCGCCATCATCGGCGCGATGGTCGAGTCGATACCGTCTGCTACGCAGCCGATGACCTGTGCGGCGAAGACATAATCGCGTTCTTCCAAGTACCCTCGCCCACAAGACAACGCACACAACATTGCAATACGGTGCACGTGGTCCCGTGATCGGTTTGCGTACGGCTCAACCAGCTTCGAAAAATAATCAAACCGATTTGCGTACCAATTGCGGTAGAAGTTGAGGGCACCTTCGTCGGGCGTCATTTCGGACGGACGCCCACAGCGAAAACGTTCAACAAGGTTAGCGACAAAGGCCGTAAATCGTGCCTTTGCCTCAAGCGCCTTTCGAGTTGTTTCTTTGTCGTTGTCATAAGCAACCCATGCGACGTGCCGTGCAGGCCGGTCTTCGCAAATGATGACGAAGCGTGGCAGGAATCCTCCCTTGAGGGCTCCTTCTGGCATGGCTTTGTACAGCCAGTCTTCCGTCGAGCCGGCTTGCATGGTGACTGTCGGCTCGTAGATGTAACGTTGTCTGTCGGTCTTCGTCGACACGTCGATTCGATTGCCAGTTGAGAGCAGGTCTGTCAGTTCTTGGACCATCGACTTTTGATAGTCTTTGCCCCCAAGAAACGCCGTGAGTTCTTTGGCTGGGATGAATGCCGCAGCAGGCGGGGCCATATCCGCCATGTCCGCCTTCACTCCGTCCATCGTCTTGCCGCCGAGGATTGGGCACGTGCCAACTGCGCTGACAACCTCCTCGGCCGCTGTGATTGCGGTGTCCTTGCCGATGCCAGACGGTCCGACAAGCAACACAGACATGTTTGGGTACACTCGCCAGTTGACTTGGTTTACATACACATACCGTTTCAAGCACGCGCCAATTGCCGACAAGCCGCACAACACCTGATAGCTAATCGGCAGCTCAGTTATGCTTAGCGCTTCGACCCAATCGCGAAGCACGGATATTTTTGGAATGATTGATCGCTTCATGATAAGTAGGGCAGCAAGCATCGCAAAAGAGCCGCTTGAGATGCGATACCCAATGGCCACGGTGCAGCGGCACAAGACATTTTGAGCAACTGCTATCCGCAACCAAGGCCACGCATCTCAAGACAGGTCCGCTTGCCTTTCTACTCGACGTAATCGTATGTGTCGTCGCCGCTTTCCGAGCTTTCGTCATACAAAATTATTAATGCGTTATCAATCGCATCGGAAAGACTGGGCGAGCACAGGGCATCAATTTCGATGCCGTCAATGACAACCGGCACTGTATACGGCGTGCTGCATGTGTCGAAGCAATCAAGCAGGGCTTCAAGTGCGTCGTTGAGTTTTTTCGTGTGATGGTACCTCCAAGGGCAAGAATGTCTTGGCTACGCGGCAAGCAAGCCTTGCTGGTCATCTAGCCTAAGCAGCTTGCACGCACCCCAAGAGTCGGTTGAATACTTAATCTCCACACCAAGAGCAAAGCCGTCAAGCTCGTCCCAAGGCTGGGTCATGATGGCCCGTAGACCGCGGGCAACGTCAAAGCGTCCTTCGTGCGGTCCCATTGCGACAAGCTCGTCATGAACTTGAATAGCGAGCCGCCAAGGTGCCGGTAGCGCATAGGTTGCTTTGAGACCAAGCTCCGCGATCTCGTTAGCAAAGCGCTCCGGATACAACGCAATCATCATGCGCAACACAACATCTGCAAGCGTGCTGGCCGGCAGGAAGGCAAGAGACTTTGTTGCGTAGTCTCTCGAATTATGAGAGTACATACCTTCAACCATTAAAGTTTCGGTTGAGGTACCAATAGCGATTACTTCATTTTTGCCAACATGTCTAATGCTGGTTACTGTTGCTACCTCCCCATAACTTAAGTAGTCGAACGCAGGCTTGTTTTCCCATAGCTGGGGGGCTTTTTGTAAAAAGCGTTCTGGACGCAGGCGCCCAATTATTTCTAATGCTGATCGGGGAGAGTTTGCATATAAACGAACCCCACGCACCTCTCTCGTTCCAACATGGCGTGGTTCTGTAGTTCGTAATCCTAACTCATTAGCTATATTGATAGCTTTATCCAAAATAATACCGGGATTCTGACTAAACGCAACGATCCCTCGTTTCCAACGGGAATCCAAATGACCTTCACCATCTAGAATTCCAGCTAACCATACGGCATCTCGTGATGGTTCTGTTCTCCAAGGAGGAGCAAAATATATGATCTTGTCGCCCGGCCTCAGGTACTCTGTACTGATCCACCGATGCAAGAATTTGCCTCCACGTCCGCCTTTTACTTGTAATCGTGTAGCCCATCCGTGTCTTGCAGTAGCCCGTACAACACCTTTATCAGTTTCAAGTTCATATATATCCGTTTCGAACGGATTAACACACGTTACTATAGAGCGACGAAGCTTTGGATGGTCAAGATGCTCGTCAAATCCAATTAGTTCATCACCAATTTTAAGGTCGCCCATGGGTGTCCAAGTTAAGTCTGCTTTTAAAGCACGGGTCTCAGGAGGATTACATTGGAACCACCGACGCCTGCCAAATGGGTTGCAGAGATACCCTTGCCTTCGTACAAGCTCTACGACTTCGTCTTGCCACTGCGCGGTACGGGTGTTGCGTTTTGCCCAAATTTCAAACATTTCCCGTATATCGGCAACAGTGTAGTTGTAGCCTTCTTCGGCAAGGTACATGCGGGCAGTCTCGACGCCTAGGCCGTAGTTCTTGCCATGGTTGACAACCTTGCCCGGCGCTCGAAGGTGCTCTTCTACCCCGCCTTTCGACACAAGCTCAATTGGCTTGTTGAAGAACAAATGCGCCATGTCAGAGTGCTCATCGTAGCCGGGGGTACGCAGCCGCTCAAGTCGTTCGTGGTCTTGGGCAAGCCACGCGGTGAGCATGTTTTCGCCTTGCACGATATCGGCGCTAAGGATGCCCCATCCTGGGTGGTCTGGCACAAAGATTTTACGAATGACCTTGGGCTGGTTTTGGATGTTGGGATCTATGCCCCGACGCTTGCCGCTGCTTGACAGCCGGCCTTCTGACGTGCCGTGCACAAGCAGGTTGAAGTACACCCGCGAGGTTTCAAGCAGTCCCGGCTTTGCGAACGAGTTGCGCTGCGTAACAAGCTTCTTGAGCGTATCGACAAGCGTGAATTCGGTATGGTGACGGCCCCAGGATTTGCGGGCGCTCTTGTCTGCTGTGACACGCTTGGTTTTGTGGTTCAGTTTGTCTTCGCAGCCAATAGCTCGTGCGTAGGCAAGCACTTGTTGGGAGGAGTTCCAAGGCACAACGCGTTCGAAAGCTTGGATCTTAATACGCTTAAGCTTGGCCAGCTTTCCGGAGTGCAGCCATTCATTGCAAACAGGGCAATGTTCGTAGCCAGGTGTAGTGAAGGTTACCTCAACTGGGGCATGCAGCGTGCCCAGCTTTCTTTTGCCTTTGCACTTGCGGGTCTTGGGTTTGTACGTATCCGGCGGGGCTTCGACTTGCTTGATAACAGGCTCGTCATAAGGCGCAAGACCGTCCGGCAGCTTGACCTCCAGCTCCGCAATCTGCTTTTCCAAATCGACCCGGATGTCTTTGACTCGTGAGTTGTCGATGCGCAGTCCGATATCCGTGATGTCCCGGCAGATATAGGCAACTGGAACGCTAACCAATCGATATACTCGTTCCATGTCATACTTTCGTAAGGTTGCCTGTAACGGGCCAGCACACTGAAAGCTGCCCTCAGTATCGCGGGCGTTGTAGAGACGATACGCTTCGTCTGCGGAAGCACAGCCTCCGTAGCCACCAAACTCTCGCGGCAACGCATCCGACCGATCCCAGGTACGCCATTGGGCACCGGCGGGCAACACATTCCCTTCGGCGTCCTCGGTCTCCTCGCCTTTGCCTTTCCAGAAAACCTTGCTGCTGAAGACGCTGGCAACGAAGCCCAAGTCATGCTTCATGTCCGGCTGTACAAGATGCTGAATGAGCATCGTGTCAACTAGCTCAGCATTGACACGCCAGCCAAGGCGTTCGAAGTGCCTGGTGTCCGCCCCTACGATGTTATGGCCGATAAGGATCTTGGCATTTTCGAAGATACGCCGTAATTCGTCAACAAACGGTGGCTCCCACGGTACGACAATCGCATGGTGGTAGCGATCGCACAGGCCACATAACGTGATCTGGCCCCACGCATCCCACTCAAAGTCAAACGCAAAAGTTGTGGCATTGAATGCCCGCACGTCCGCAAGTGAGGGGTAGAGATTGTAATACTCAGGTGGGATGGTTGGTTGCCGCCGCAGGTCGCCAACCGCCACGCTGAACAGTCCCGCGTTGCGCATGAGGTAGGCAGGGTGCAAGGTCGGCACAACCTGTGGGCCGTCTGCCGTACGATGTTTCAACGGCAGCGGCGACCCGCGCCAGATAAGAATGCCCTTGCGAGACGTGAGCGCTTCAAGCGCTTTGTCGCCCAACGCGACAATACGGCTCCACTTACGGCCATCGACAGCGGGCATCAAATGGCATACCCGGCAATGCTCAACCGCCGCAAAGCCGTCTGCGCGAGTGCTGGTCTTGCTGGGCAGCTCCGCCAACGCAGCCTCGTAGGCTGCGTAGTCTTTGCGCCTGCGCAGCTTTTCGGCTTCTTCGGTCCAAAAGGCTTGCACAGCCTCGGGCCAGTTTGGCTCGGTAGGAAAAACATTGGACGGTGGCCGACACCCAAGACAGTTTACAATGCTGATACTGCCCCGATTGATCTTCGCGGCCCGCAGCATGCTGTTGAGCCAAGTACCGGCACCGCCGACAAATGGCTTGCTGGCTAACGCTTCTTCCTCGCCTGCGGCTTCGCCTACGAATAGCTGGGTGCCGTAACCTTGTGCAAGGGGCACATAACCACAAGTTACGCCAGCTATCGGGCAATCTCCACAAAACTTCGGGCGCTGGCAATTACTCATTCGCTAGCAAGGGCCTCTGGCACTGCCTCCCACGGCTGCCGGTCGTAGCACAATACTGCATTCAGAAAACACGACTCATCACCAATGTCAACGCGGTTCTGGCCATGCTTGCCACATGCCGCACATACCCACACCTGGCCAGGCGGAGCGTTGTACTTTGTCTTCCAGGTTTTGTCTCTCATTTGTCATCCTTGACCTTGTTGCTGCTGCTTGTTGCGCCATAAACCACAACTCCGCACAACACAAGCACTGCGATACCTGCGATTACTGGTAGGAAATCCAAATTCGGGGTCCCTCTGCCATGTCGAAAAGACGGGCAGCCAAGTTGCCCTGGCTGCCCAATAGTGCGGATATCAACTAACGTGCCCCAGCACTCGTTACTCAATCACAGGCGCGGCCGACCACCAATCAACATCGTTATCGATGGTATTGGGGTCCCTGCGATCCGGGCGCTCGATTGCCTTAAGACGCAAGGTCGGCTGCTGCTCGCTCAAGGTTGCAAGCCATGCGTCAAGCGGCGTGCCCGGCTCCTGCGCAATACCCGTCGCGTCCATCACGCGCCGAAGTTTCTTCAGTGCCGATGGCCCGCTAAACAACGTCGGGAAGATTCGCCGACCAGCAAATTCCGGATGGTCCGTAACCGCAAGATTGAACTTCACAAAGCTGTCAGGCGTGCCAGCAGGCACCCCCTTCTGGTTGCCTTCCTTGTACGCGAAGTGCCGCAGCTCTGCCTTGAGAATCTTGAATGTGTAAAACTCACCGCCGGGAATCGGCCTAAAAGTCGGGTCGATCTCATTGAGATCAACATACTCAAAGCCAACCGACGATTCACTAGTAGCAGTGTTCAATTATTGCCTCCAAAGAATTCGTGGCAAGTGGTCGTCACAAGCAACAGCCGGCCACGGGCGCCTGCTGCCTGTCGTCGCTATGAAAGAAGATCGTCATCGTGGTCTTGCCAAGCGATAAGCAGCCAACCACAGACGATGCAAAATGCAATTGCTAAAGCTAGGGTCATGATGTGTACCCTTCTTATGCTGCAATAGGTGCAGCAGTCGTGAATCTTGGGACCCAGTACTTTTCCCAAATGACACTCATGTCAAGCGGCCCCTCTGCCGGAAAGCAATGCGTGCGGTCGCCAAGCACCATCACACCGTCGCCTTCGGTGACTAGCACGCGGTCGTTGACCCGGCATGGCTTGTTGTCCTCGCCTCGCACAACTCGTGTTTTGACCTTGATGGTGCCGACGGTCTGGAACATCGCGGTTGCGGTGTCCGCCATCGCACCGGGCAGGTCGGGGTGAATCTTGATAATGTTGCCATTGTCGTCTGTGCGTTCCTTCAGCAACGCGGTGACGATGAGATGCTTGCATAGCTTTGGATCGGGATTACATGTCAACGCAATCAGGCTGTTGAGCAGCTTTCGCATCTCCTCGCCCATGGTTTGATAGTCATCACGAGCGGGCACACCAGCCTCGCGTCGTGGATCACGCATTTTCGACGGAAACTTAAGCGCATAAGGTTTAATAAAACGATTTACAACCTCGGTGGAAGAGTCAAGCACCACACCACCGTAGTTTTGGTCGCCTACAAGACTTGTGATGATTGCTCGCAGTTCGTTGAGGCTTTGGGGTATCACGACATCCACGCCAAACTCCTGAATGGACATCGTGCCCCCACCTTTGCCGGCCTCGCAAGCAACAAACAATGCAGGCTTGCCCAGTGTGTCCTTGCACAGTTTGTCGAGTGTTGCGCCAAAGGTCGTCTTGCCATACTTGCCAAGCGCGTAGACCAGCATACATATCCGCGTGTCGGGCGTGATGAGGCGGGATGTGTTGTGGATCGGTACCCCGCCAATTGACGTAACAGCCATAACTAGCACTCCTTGTTTGCTAACGATTCAAATGCCAAGATTGTCTGCGAGCGTAAAGTTCATAAGGCGTTGGATGGCCAGCGGCCTTACATTCTGCTACACAAAACTCCTCAGCGCACTTGTAGCCGCGTTGGTAAGAATCCCAACACCTCTTATGCCAAGGCGGGTTACCGCTTCGAGACTGCCAGAAGAACAACCGATTGCTACAGCCACCACATCTAGGCATAGCGTGCCGAACGCTCTAGCTCAAAAGCAGCCTGACACTCGTCACAGCGGGTTTTATACCAGCCAGTACTACGCAAAATGCCAGGTGCTCCGCAGGTCTCACAAACTTGAAAAGACTCCGCTTCGGCTTGGTTGATTCGGTCGAAAATCGCGTTTGAACCTCGTCCGACGTAGAAGCGCAAGCCGCCGAATTTTTCTTTGACTTGGGCGACTGTGCCATCCCAGCCAAGAGCTAGCAAATCGTCAACAAGCTTTGCAATAATGGCATGCCAGCCTTTGCCTACCTGTGCTTGCAGGTCTTCAAGCGTTGTAGAGTTACCTGTGTATAGCCATTGCATGATGAGTTGTCCTGTGTGGGGCCAGGTGCCACTACGCAACCCCTGGCCCCGTGGCGGGCGCGGCTTGTAGGCCAATAGACCCAGTTGCCACTCGCCCCCGAAGGTCTGGATGGGAGGATTCGAACCTCCGACCTCTCGCTCCCAAAGCGAGAGCACTACCGGGCTGTGCTACATCCAGTAAAGGGTGACTATTAACTTGTATTTTTGGGGATGTCTACAAGTATATCAAATCAAAGGCTTTAACACAAGCCAAGTAGGTGGTTTGTGTACAGTAACCATGTGCTACCACGCCCTGCTACGCAACCTCCAACCCCACATACCGCGTTGCATCCCGATGCTCCATTGAGGCATCTTCGGTTGTTGGCAGGTCGTAGGTGTGGTTTCGAAAATATGCACACGGGCCGTACTGCGGGTGGACGCATGCCTCGCGGTTGGGTGGGCGGCGGTACATGCTCAGTCCTTGTGCCGCAAGATGGGCCATTTGCCATGCAACAGAAGTTATTTCGCCTAATGCTCGGCTGAGCCGTTCCTGCGAACGTATGACGCCTAGCCGGTAGAAAGCCGGCATTGGTTCTGCCTTTGGCTCGTAAGGCTTGAGAGTTTGTCGGTTGCCACACAAGGGGCACGCATGTTGCCCGTCACCTGTCGGCAGCCATGAAGCAAGCTCGACAGTCTCCTGACAGCCTTTGCATTTACGCTTCGGTACATAGGTGCGGGGCTTTTCGAGAACCTGGACAATCATGCCTGCTGGTGGTTCACCAAGTTTTGCCTGAAGCGCAAGCATCTGGAAGTCCGCTTGCATGTTTGACTCCCATGCCATTGCGTAGTTGGCCCGGCTGATAGCTGCGGACTTGGTTTTATATTCGTGTATCCACCAGCCAGGAGCAAGGCTTAACGCCTCCCCCTCGATACCGGTCTCAACTGCCGTTTGCTCCGGTACGTAGAAATACTTGTCAACCTTTGCAAGGCCAGTAAGGGGCGCCCTACCAAGCAGCGGAAACTTCAACGGCTCTTCGCAAAACACCATTTCCCATTGCTCAGCCGGGTAGCGGCGAGCGTATTCGATAACCATACCGGCTGCGAGTGCCAGTGTGTCAGGGGTTGGGTTGATCTCATCAACGGTTGCCTGTGACACGTTGGGTAGCTGATTGCGAGTCCAATTCTCCAGCCCTGCGTGTACCAAGCTACCGATTGCCATGTTGTCATCTCTAGGTCGATCCTTTCGTCGTGGCGCAAGCTCATTGACGTAGGTCTCGTACCACAGCCACGGGCATCGAACAAATTTGAGGTACTGTGAATAGTCAATAAATGAAGGTTGTGTCATTAGTGCTCCATTACACACGCCGCGATAATTGATACGGCCACGGCGAAGGCACCACATGCACCTGCCAGCGGGTTAGCGCAAGTCAACCATGTCAGCCCTACCACAATTGCGACTCCTGCGGTAATGACTGCTATTGCAGCAAGCGCACCTAGCGCTACCCTTACCCACGCCTCGGTGAAGTTCTTTATCCATCTATGCATGGTGTTTCCTGTTCCACATAACCTGTTGCCTCGTCTGGCAACCGCCCGCCATGCCAAGCTAGTGCCCGTCGTTCCCACGACGGGTATTCATACACTTCCCGGCTCTCGGGCAGCACAAAGACCGCTTCGCCTTGGCGCACATGGCTGTCCAGCCATGCAAGCTGCCTGCCGATCAGCTCACCCGCCGGCAAGTCAGTTTGCCATACAAAGGACTTTTCCGCACAAAGGTCAGACGCGGGCCGAGCAACTAGTGCCTCGGCCGCCGCTGCATCATCTTGTAATGCTGGCCGGCCGGGCACCGGCGCCCGCCGCCTTGCCAGCTCGACCGCTTTGCAATTCGGGCACACAAGCGTCCATGCGCCGCTGCCTACATGGGCCAGCACATGCAGGTAGTGCTTTTCCCGCCGCTGGCCTGTGTGGCTTTGCCAGTCATTGCCCTCGACCCGCATGACCTGCAACGCACCAGGCCACTCCGACCAGCCACACTTGGCGCACTTGTTGCCCAGCGCTGCGAGTACTCGGTGGCGAAGCTCAGTTGCTGACACGTTAGGTGTCGCTCCTCATTCGCAAGGCATGTTGTGGTCCGAAAGATGAGTACAAATTGTGGACAAGGACAGGCAAGGCGCTGGCTGTTGCATTTTGCAACACGCGTCCCGCTGCCAATTAAATAATTTCCTTCTATATATCTTCTTGATATATAAGAAGATATACAAGATAGAAAAATAAATAATTATTTCATGTCGGGTGTACAGTAATGCAGCGAGTGTACAGTAAGGGTGCCTGTACAGTAATGCATTGGAAGCATAGAGAATAATTATTTATTTTCTGAGGGGAGGCCGGCACAATAGCAAGGCCCAGTATCCTCGCCAAGCGGCCACCCACACCAGGGGCACTTTGGCTTCGCGGCGCACCGCCAACAAACCCCAATTTCTCGCTCGTCGTCGAAGTCAAGGGTGCCGGCGCAGAAATCACAGTAGACGTACATGACTAGCTCCCAACTTGGCAGGGCACCCAGGATTCGAACCAGGATCGCCGACTTTGGAGACCGGCATTCTGCCAATTAAAATAGTGCCCCGTGTGGTGGGGTAGGCGGGATTCGAACCCACGAATCTCCGGGTTGAAGGCCCGGCGGCTTGAGCCAGCTTGCCCACTACCCCACAGCCAAGGACAGGATTCGAACCTGCATCTTGGGCATTACAAATGCCCGGCTTTGCGTTAAGCTACCTTGGCATGACGACAACCCCCGGTACGAGAGTTGTCCAACTTGGCGAAGAGGAGTCGGCCCCCGCCGAAGGCACACATCCGTCCACCCAAAGACAAGCTAGCCACCCCAACCCTGCCGGCAATACGTTTGGGATACACACTCAGCTTGCCTCGCTCCTCTTCAAATTTGATGGGACCAGCAAGACTCACACCTGCTACATTGGGGGCCTCGCCGCTACGTATCGACGTGTCCCGCACGATTGCTCGTAAGCTCGATTCTTCGCTTTTGGTCCCGAACTGACGCAGGGTACGGATTTCCGCCGTTGGACTTTCGCAAGCAAGAACTGCTCCCGCCAGCAGCGCCCTTTGGATAGCGTGGTCCGCCACGCCCTCCAACACGTTTACCGACAGTTTGCTTTGCGAGTTCGCCTGTCACGATCCTGCACAAAACTTGTTGCCCTACATAACCCGGTCGCCTTTGATCTTGATCTCAAACTCTTCCGCAAGCCGTGGCTCGTAAGCATCAGCGCATTCCAGGTTGGTGCAAATCATGATGCTGTTCTCCGTCCACTCAAGCGAGCAATCATGCGCCCCGTTGAGCATCGTCTCCCACGCCTCAGGCTCGTCGGTTGGCTGTACAAGCCGCGCCCATGCTTCGACCACCACTTCAAGATGATCGGCAGATTTGCATGTTGGGCATTGCCACATAAGAACCTCGTGTGCTTACCACCGATTGTAGCCATGTAGCTTTCGATGCCATCCTAGACTACAAACACAGCATCTGTATTCCCATTCTTGATCGGCTTCCGCCTTGCGTCATGCGTACCAAGAATGCACAAAGTAACACCAACAGCCGACAACGCCTCGTACCGTGTCAGCTAGCATTTCCCAAATCCAGCAATATCTCATTGTCGTGCTTCACCTGTCCCTTACACTGCTGTGCCAAGCGCCACAGGCTCTCCTGGGCACGGTCGCCCACGAGCCGCCGCCTCCTTGGCAAACACCAGCTCCTGGGCTTCTGCGTCAAAATCAATCACTACCCGCTCGCCTGCCTCGACTTGCGCGGTCGCAATCAAATTGGCAATCGACTGGATGATGCTTTTCTCGACTGCCCTGCGAAGCTGGCGGGCGCCATACTTCATGTCTGTGCCATTGGCTAGGATATGCTCTTTCGCAGCAGGGCTGACAATCAGGCTGATTGCCTTTGTTTGCACGATACGCTCGTAGGCAAGACGCAGCTCGATTTCCAAGATTTGTTCAAGTTCAGGTTTGCCGAGCGGCTTAAAGACAATTATCTTGTCCAACCGATTGATGAATTCCGGCGTAAACTTGCGCCGCGCTGCCTCAACGCCGGCCTGCGAGATCTTCGAAGCCAGCTTATCGTCCATCGGCGTCGAGGCGCCTGTTGACGGCTGGGCAAGAAATCCCAGCCTTGGACTCAACAAGTTCGCCATCTCCCGCGCGCCGAGGTTCGAAGTCATGAAGATCATCGCTCGTCCAAAGTCAACTCGTTGGCCGTCGCCGAGCGTTAGCGTGGCCTTGTCCAGGATCCCCAGCAGCAGGTTCCACAGCGAATCGCTTGCCTTCTCGATCTCGTCGAAAAGCAGTATCGACAGCTTTAGTTTGTCGGTATAAAATTCCGATAAACGTTGTTGGCTGAGCATTGGCTTGGTTTCCCTGTGGCCAAGGTACCCTGGCGGACTGCCAATTATCTTCGATATTTCATGGCTGTGCTGAAACTCCGCGCAGTCAATCTTTATCACCGCTCGTGTGGTGTGAAACAACGCGTCAGCGAGCACCTCGACGATCCGGGTCTTGCCCGAGCCGGTCGGGCCGAGAAACAGGAAGTTGCCGACCGGCTTGCCCGGTTGCCCGATCCCTGCCAAGAATGTCTGGTACACATCCACTATCCCGCCAATCGCGTCGTCTTGGCCAATGATGAAGCTGTGCAGATAACTCGTCAGCTCCGATGCCGCAGTGCCTACCTTCGACGTGTCTAGGTCAATCAATGGCGGAGAAGTTTTTGCCACAAGTGTCTCCAAAGGAACAAGCACAGCAAGCCAAGAGGGGCAGCACTGACAACATGAGCTAGCTCACAACCCGCGCACATAGTCTATCCTCGATAACTCCACGTGGTGATAACAATATAGCAACCGTGCTTTGGGCACCACGCTTTGAATTCTGCGTTGGTGTCAAATGTGCCTCCATTAGCTTCCCACCACCCTGTACCAAATACAAAGATTGGCACGTCATTACAGGTTGGACACATTAATGTATCTCCATCCCTTATGCAATCTGCATCGATTTCTACTTTGTTCGGCGAACAGATTTGTGCATATAGGCCATCACAACACGGTGTTACACCAGGTATGATTATGGACGGTTGCCGCTGCGTGTTGTTTGGCATAAGCGTACAGTGATGTTGATGATTCATGTCATCTGCCCTCTCGCCTCTTTCGCAATCGCACCGACATAAGCGTTCAACGTGTAATCGCTCAGCAACGCAGGTGCTTTGTTTGCCTCAAGCACCACCGCCCTGCCATTCTGTGTCCACAACACGTCAATTGCAGCGAAGTCGTAACCACAGGCCGTGCACGCCATTCGTGCAGCTTCGCGTACCGCATCCGGCATCTCGAAGCCCCTGAACTGTAAATACCACCCGTTGCTACGGCTGCGTACAGGAAGCGTCCTCGTCGGTTGCTCGACCTGCACTTTCATGCCCCTGGCAATTGACCTGCCTTTGAAGATATGCACCCGGTATTCATGTGCTACGTTGGCTACCGCTTCAACCCACCATTCACGGCCCAGCCATCTACGGCCAAACCGATTCGGCGGCCGATATGCCGGTCCACAAATATCTGATCCGTGGGTGTGAAACAAGCGCCGGCCCCATACTTGCCGCCCGTCGCGCACCCACTCTTGGGCTTGCTCCACGCTTGTTGTGTATGCTGGTACATTCAGGCCAGCATTGCGAAACGCCGCTAGCTGCTCAAGCGCATTGAGGCGCCGGGTGGCATTCAACGCACCTGGCACGCCTGATGTTCCCCAACACACAACAAGCGTGCCATCGATGTTTGTTGTTGCGTCTTGCAACCGCCGTGTGCTGGGCCAATTAGGGCCGATTATTTTAATCATTCTGCGCAGTACCTTCAATATGCACATCAGTGTATCGGTTTATATGTCTGGCTAGCCAAGCCCGACCAACATCTCTAGCCGTTGCTCTTGGCGCGATTGTCATCTCGTTGATATTCGCTGTGGCTACTGGTTGTTCAAGACCCCTTTCAAGAGCGCCAAGAGTAAGCCCATATTCAACAGCGCGCGGAGCAGTTGTTTGACCAGATTGCTCGACCGTGATGGCTTTGCCGGCCAGCATCTCCACCAGCTCCTCCCGCAACGTAGTCTCATCAACAAACTGCTTGCCGGCATGCTTGGTGCCCGCAACAGTTGCGGCAACAATTGCAGCCAGGTCACCGTCTTGTAATGTAAAACCCTCCCGCACAAACCGCATTACACGCTTCAACGTCTTTCGTGGCCTGATCCTCTCCGGGCCAAGCAGCCGTAGCGTACGGTTGCGCAGATCCTCTTGAAATTGCTCGTGACAGTCACCACGCCAGCAGTCACGCGCTGCCGAGTAACCTACCCTCGCACAGCATATTGTGAAGTCGAAGGTTGTCTCTACGTGATCCTGCGAGGCGTAGATAATCTGAATTGGCAAGATACCGTAAAGCCGCCATTCCGCAAAGGTTGGTGGCTTCCAAATACTGGCAGGGATATCCCTCAATATGCCAAGCTGCACGTTGTAGCCTATCTGCGCTGTTGTGAATATGTCTATGTCACTCGGTTGAGCGCCGCGCAATGTGTCCCGAACAAATCCGCCAGCTACGATTGCGTTAGCATGATTGTCTTGCAACAACCGCACTGCCGACGCAGGCAACGCCGCAACAACCTTCGCTACTGCTTCTTGTTCAAGTTCAATCATTGGCTATCCCTACAGCATGTGCAAACGTGTAACACTCCACACCATCCTCAAAGCACTTCGCTTTGTCCCGATACACAAGTACCTTGGCCTTCACGCCGCATTGTTTCGCGGCGGCCTTAATGTCGAGCGGTGTAAGACGGGGGCGCTCATATTCCCGGCCCCCACAAATCGCGCACTCGCGAAACTTGTTGACTTGTCCGATCATTCCGACATACGGCCAATCTGGATCGCACTCGTGACACAGCACGTGGAACCGTCGCACGTCAGCCTGCGTGCCGCGGGCAACCTTAATCACCACATGCACCGCAGGCGTTGTAGTTCGCATCGTCATACTCACCTGGCTCCCTTCAGCTCGCGCAAGACATCGGCGGCATCGCGGTCAGCGCCTGCGCTTTCTCCGGCTTGCCCGCCCCCGCCTTCCGCGTCTGTCAACAAATGCTTCGCGGTTTTGTCGATCCCCGCGGTTTGTACATTCATCGCGGCGCTTAACAGCTCGATTGCCTTAAGACGCTTGTCAAGCGAGGCATCCTCCTTTGCAAGCTCTGCCTCGACTGCGTCAACTTGCTTGCTAACCAGCTCGCGAATCCTGCGATTAAGGCGAGCAGCTTCGCGCATATCCTGCTCAAGCACCTTGCGCGGGGTTTGGACTGCGCCCACTGGCCGACCTGGCGCTCGTTTCGCGTTACGCACAGACTACCCTCCGCTGCCCAAAATGCTCAGCCTGCCGCAACGCAACTGCAAGACATTGTTTGCAGACTAGCGCTTCTTTTTTGCCCACGGTTATCGTTTTGCATTTCAGGCAAAGATACGTGCCGTTGACCAACGGCCGTGATGAATGCTTGCCCTCTGCTAGCAGCCCTTCAAAATCAGCGTCATGTCCAGCTTGTGACGCATCAGCCCTCTCGGCGCTTGTTCGCCTTGAAGTACCGCCCGAGTCGCTGCTTGATGCTGCGCTTGCGCTTGGAGCTGGTAGGGCTTTCGGCGGATCTGCTACGAAAGGGAGGCTTGTAGCCCCTCCGCGTACCGCATTCCTGCATGGCCAATCATGCCAATCGGACGAATACGCATCGCCATCTTGACATGTGCATACCATGCTTCTGCAAGTCGGGCACCATCTCTGCTTGGTACGTGTACCGCAGTAGTCGTAGTTGTTGCCTGATGCGAAGCCTCGGTACCCAAATCGCAGCGGCCCGCTAACCATCAACGTCTCTTCACCGCTCGCCTCAACTTGCACAAAGTACAGCCGCTCGGTCTTAAACTCGTATCCGCATTGAACTTCAACCCCCGCCATGCGGGCGGCCTTCCGCACTGGCCCTTCAGTTGAGCAATACACAATCTCGCCAGTCTTCAGTCGAAACAGCGCCAGCTCGCCGCCGTTAAACTTTGCGAACCGAAGTTGCATTGGCCCGTTTGGCGTTTCATTTTCGTACCACACCAGTGCTCCGTAGCCAGCAATCTCCGCGGTATCCTTGCCCTCTGCCAGATGCGCGTAGATATGCATGCTGTCAACATCGAATTTGCGTTTATACTTGCGCGACAGCCCCTCGTGATTCGCCACAATACCGTTGTGCACGCCGATTATCAGGCCGCCCTCTTCGCCCTCGACGGTCTTGCGCCAGATCCATGGATGCTGGTTGTCAAGCGTGACCTTGCCAGTCGATGCCCTGCGCGTGTGGTACAGCAACGCTGGCCATTGAGGCAGCTCAAAGCTACCCGTGATAGGCCCAAGATGCTTGATGACATGCTCAGGCGTGCCGTCTGTCACGCCCCACGAGTCGTCCCCCCGTTCTTCCATCTCCCACGCGAGAAATGGCAACATCCGCTCAACTGCTGGTGTACGCCGTGAGGCGCCGAAGATTCCGCACATAGTTGGTTGCCTTTTGTTGTTGTTGTTGTCTTGCTACGCTGCTTGGGCGGCTTGCAGCCGTCTTGCTTTTGCCGCCGCCCATGTTGCCACGAATCCTGGCATGTACTGTTTTGTAAAGTCCATCAGGCTGCTGACCTTAGCCGCCTGGTTGTCATTCAACTTCGTTGCTGTCTCGACAAACCAGCCACACCACAACGGCCAGCACACAAGATCTTGTACATCGACTGTGCCTTCGTGCATACGAAACTCAACCGTGCCGCGGTGCAGCCAGGAATGTAGATTCAGCCCAAGGTAACGTGCGCTGCGAGCGTAAGCGTTATCCCGGCCCGCGCCGTACTTGTCACATCTAATGTGCGAGATCTTTCTGAAATCCCAAGTGCCATACAGCAGTTCGTATAACGCCTTCTTGATTGTGCTTGTTGTCGTAGCGGCCAGCAAGTTTGGCATGATTTCTCGACGGGTAGCGTTAAACTTGCCGCAGAACCTGTTCCGTGACCGCTCTCGCGTTGCGAGCTGGGTATAGATGTCATCCTCCACCGCCAGGTACATCCGCAACAATCTCCGAATGTCCCAATACGATAAATCCCGGCCGTCTACATGCACATGCAGCCCACAGGTTGCATCAACATCTGTATTGCACCTAAACAGCGCGCCGCCAAGCTCGATCATGGCAGCAAGAAACTTATCTCCCGCCAACGGGCACGTTACAAGCTCATTGCCGCTTGTCACGCTGCCGTCGTGCATGACGTTGTATGTAAGATTCTTGGGTTTCCATTCTTTTTGCAAGCTGCCCCATGAGGACAGTTCAACTTCGATGCCAATCGGTCTTGAAAGCGTGTTAACAAGCACACCGAGACCTGTCGCGGCTTGCACGCCCTTCATGACGGCCGGCATTCGTCGGCACTTGCATCCACGCCTGCACCTGCCGCATGTGCTACAGGGCTTCTCGTATCGGTCGTGTTTCGTGTTGCACGTAGAACACTGTATACACGTGCAACCGCAACCCGTGCAGCGCGAGCATGTCTTGCAGACTTCTACCTGTTGCATACACGTCCGGCATCGCTTGTAAGAAGCTGGTTTTTCCATACGACTCCTACGCAGCTACGCGTAGCATTCTTGAAACTGTATCCGCGTGAATTTTTCTGCCTTGTGCAATTGAGGTCATGAGTGCCGATAGCTGGCGTTCATATGCTGCAATGTCTGGTGGGCAAGTAAACAACTTGTCGAACACTGTGGAATTGGCAACTGTGGTTTGTGTCCGAGTTACAATAGAGGGTAGCTCCCCTCTATTAATACTCCCCGCCCCGGTAGCAACCGCCAAAATGTCTGTCCAAAAGTTTACAAATAATTCTTTGTGGGCGGGTCGGTAATATGCCGCACCAAATCTCGACACCAGCACATCGGTAAGCTCGTTCGGCCTCTCAATAAACGGCCGCAGCCGTTGGATGCTGCTTACGCGTAGACCAACTACAAAGCACCCGTACATAAGCTCGACGAGCACATGCGCGTATCGGGCCTGTGTAACCTCGCGGACTATGTTGACTACTTGTCCCGACGCATACGGCACAGCAAATCCCGCCTTAACGCGCAGCAACCCCCGCAACGCAATGAGCGTGCTTATGCCCCACTCTAGATCTTGTCCAAAATCCCTCGGCGCGAATGCTCTTGACCATGGGGGACTCGGCAGCAACTGTGTGTAAAGCATCTTATTATGGCTGCCGAACCTGCTAATTGCATTTACCGTGCTCGTATTAATGCCGCAGAACACTACAGGCTGTTTTGCTTCTTGCCTCCAAGTAAACACAGCACACTCCTTACCTAGCTGGAAAAGTACATCGCGTCATCACCCAATCCTATGCGGGCAACCATGACCCCACAGCCCGGGCACCTAATCCACTTGATTGGACGGTGGTCAGTTGCCGTTACAGTATTCTGTTCCTCCATAGTCAGTAGCCACGCCTGCGCATAGGTTTGTTCACAAGTCCTACACATCGGGTCGTCAGCGGTTACTTGTTCGAACAGCTCGTTCCAAGCCCTGCTGTTTGAGTATTTGTTGAGTACTGTGGTGCCTTTGTAGATCAAGCACACAGCGTCCCCAGCTCTCGTGAGAGAGAACATGCTTGCTCCTATACATGAAATAATTGCTAGTTAACTACCGTGTGAAACTCGACACACTGCCAACGCAGCAGGTTCGTCATATCCTGCAACGAACACTGCCGCTGTGTATTCTTTCATTCCACAATGGTCAGCCGCGGCTGTGATCCGCTTGATTGTTGATTGGGCCTCTATGTGGGTATGGACAATTGCTGTAAGAAGTGGAATTGCGGTTTGTGGGATTTCATTCGCTACCCTCTCGCACAATCCACTCGCGTGACCAATACACTTCTCCGTCATCTTTTCGCACCTCAATGCAAAACGACTCAGGCTCTCCACGAACCGCAACATCGAACAATCTTCGTGCGTAGCACAGCGCCGCATCCCATGAGAGCCATGGGCCGCCAGCAGGCTCAAGCCTGGAGAATTCAAGCCCTTCACTTGCAGGTCCCACACGCATCCATACAGCAAACCATCCGTCCATTAGCTAACCTCCAAACGCTAATGATTACATAATTTACATCTACAGTGCGTTCGGGGGCCTGGTGGCTAACGCCTTTGCGACGCTTGATCTTTGTTTGGCCATGGGCAGCCAAGGTACTTTGCGTTAGGTTTGCTGGCTCGCAAATCTACCACAAAGGCCGTGCCTTATAACGGGTAGATGCTACCTACAGCTAACCATTTCACCTGTCTACCCACTGGCAACTGTGCCTTAGCAGCCGAGCAGCAAATTTGCTGCTGGCGCCCAAAATTGCCAGCTTGGCCAAACAAAGACCGAACGTCACAAGCTCGTCTGGCTGCATGCCAGTCTTGCCTTGCTGCTCTCAACCATTGGCAAAAGGAAGTTTCTACGCTTCGCGGTGGCACGCTCCGCGCCTTTTGCGCTATGTCGTTGCGACACGCCGACAACTTGCGAGGCAAACTGGCAAGGCTGTCCTTGCCCAACGCCTACACCTGCGACTTATAGGCGGGTTAATCGCGCCTTGCGCTTGAGTGCTCGATAACCAATCGTGTGGGGAGGAGGCACGTTGGTCGTGCCTCACCCTTCATCCGCTGGCTGACGTGCCTTTACGCATTATTCAATGGTTGAGTTCCCGCTTGCCCTCATCTCGCTAGGCAGCAGCCGTTAGCGGTGGGCAAGAAAGAAGTTTGCTGTCCAGCATGAACTTCGTCAACGTGGGATACGTACTGTCGTTGGCCGCGTAGTCCGCGAATCTCTGCCAATCGAGATATGCCGTACTGCCAGCAGGCAGCTTGCGGAAATAGTGCCCAAGCGCAGCAGCGAACTCCAAGTTGACAAAGAACTTTGTAGCGTCAAGTGTCGAGGCAAAAATTCGCAGCTCCACGGTCGGCTTGTTGCATAAATTAACAGCATCGTACTTCGCGTTTCGTAATTCTTCAGAGGCGGCCCACGTGCAGTCCGCCTTTGCGCACTCCGGGCTTTTCTTCCGCAAGCTTGCGAAGTACGGATTCGACCGCCCCGCGATCTTGACAATTGCAGGCTTGATTGCCACATCCGTCACAAACGCCGACATCTTGCCTAGTTGTTCAGCCGTGAATACGCTCCGTGTCATGTGCACATGCATACCACAGGTGTTAGCAACCTTTAGAGCGCTTGGCGGCGAGGCAAAAAATTCCCGCCATTGCTTTGCGTGTACGGTCAAGCTTGCTGGGGCACTGACGATTTCGATACCATGCGTAAGCGAGCCGTCGCCTTTGATGACTACAAAGTCCCTGCCCAATAAGGCAAGGCATTCGGCAGCAGCACGCTGTTGGCTGCACGTGTAGGCGCTGTCATCGTCCTCGTCGTACGCCCCCTCTTCTTCGTCGCAGCAGCATGTGCTTAAAGCTTGTTTGCTCACCTCAACCTCAAGCTCAACGCCAAAGTACATACCGCCCCTTGGCCTGCCCATGAAATCAAGGTCATCTGTCACATCGTAACTGTGTCTTTTTATGATACCCATATAAAACTCGAAAGCTTGTTATGCAGCCATTGCATGTGTGGCAGCAGCTCGCGCCTCTCTAGCAACCGCAACCGTAAGAGAGCCAAAAGTTGCTTTTGGGTTGCTGGAATGTATTTCCCACCCGCCTGTCAGTTGCCAGTTGCCCGCCACGTCATCCGGATCGGCAACCAGTACTCGCATACCGTTGCGCAGGGCGCTAAAGCCAAGCTGGGTGGCGGCGGGGTCGCTCGTGCAGATGTGCAGAAGCTGTTTTAATACGTCTGCATTTCTATCGAGCACAGCTTGCGCGCCTGCTACATCGTAGCTATTGATAATCCTGCGGGCTTCATCTTCCCCGCAGTCCCACAGCTCAGCCAGCCCCATCATTGCGATTCGCACAGCTTGCCGGCCAAGCTCGTATACAAGATGATGGATGCCCGGTGCCGCTCCGATCGCGCTCGACGGCACCCGATACTCAAGACCGTGGGGCGGCAACCGATACTCTCCTGCCCGCCCATACATCGTTCGCCGTGTCGTGTCTTCATAGCCTTGGCACAAGCTGACAAGGGCTACCCCGAGCATCTTGTCTAGCAATTTGACAATCGGTACAGCGGCTTCTTGTGAAAGCGGGCCGAGGCCAAAATGCATGTGCCAGCCTGCGTAGCGCTCGGGGCGCTGTCTTGGCGACAGAAGCGTCATCGGGGGCGCTTCGCCGTAGGCATTCATGCTCGGCGCGCAACCAAGTGCCACATGCTCCTCGGCTGCCAGTTGGCGCGCACGCTCGCTTAGGCGGATACCGTTCTTGATGGTCAGCCGGGCGCCTAGCCTGTAGGCTTGTAAACTGGTATACAGCTTACGAAGCTGCGCTTGTACCTGGTCTGTAAAGTATGCCAAGCAAGCTCTCGGGCTTGTGTTGAACTCTGCCTGCCAGCCGTCCCAGTACGGCCCGCCACCAGCGACGGCCTTCGAAGGCAAGAACTTCCACGCAGGTATCACAACTCCCGACTTTCCTACGCAGAACAGCTCGGGGTCTGAGCCAAGCGGGATAGTTCCCGCTCCGCTGCCGATGTAGCTGCCTGCCTTCTTGCGCAGCACCGCCATATACTCTTGGCGGACTTCTGCCTCACGATCGGCAGGAATTGTGTGGATAGAGGTGCCCCTGTATACGTAATTGTAGCCAGGGACTCCTGCTATCTGCATTCCCCCGACAGTTTTGCTCATGACCAAGGCAGGTCGTCCGCCAATATCAACCACCATCCCCGTCTTGATGTCATCCCACGCAAGGATCTTTGGTATTCCTGTCATGTTGCTCATAGGGCCTTGCCTTGTTGTGCAACGGCTCGTGCAGCATTGCGCTTGAATCGCCGCTCTGTACGCGAAGCTGTCTTGACAAACGTCGCCTTGTTGCACATTCGCCAATAAGCGTTCCATAACGCTCGGCGGGTGTGCTCACCAAGGCCGGCTGTCGTGATTGCTCGCGTCAACGCGATCTTACGGCCGACAGCCCGGTTAAAGTTGTCCTGCGCCGAACATGCTGCTCGGGCTATAGCGAGTTCCTTGTTGGTGCCAACTTCGACAATCCGGCATAACGTAACAACGCCGGCTGTTTTGCCCACTTTGCTGATTGTCGGCCTGCGATGCGCAAACGCCACCGCATATTCATCGTTTTCGACTGTCACTCGAAATGACAATTGTGTGCTCCTTTACCTGGAAGCAAGACTCCTATTGCTTGTTCTTGCCTCCAAATAAAGAACGGCAAGCAACTCGTTGGCTGCTTGCCGTCTTCACTCTTGCAATGTTGCTTAACAGTCTTTGCTGTTTGCTCTACGGTCCTGTACAGTCTATACTATGTCCCGTAGTAAATGCTGCTGCGGGGTTATGATTGGTTATGAATTGTGGTTGGTATGATTTGTATGAAGCGACAAATCACACATCCACCTAGCCCTCTGTACTAGTTCTTGATGGTACGTCTACCTGCTTTTTATGGCTTGGTTGACCGCTATGTCCTGCAACCTGTAGACTCTCCAGCGAGCTTGACTTAGCCGCTCATCTGCCTCGACAATCTTTGGGTTCCACTCGTCGCAGAACGCCTTGTGAGACGCCAGGTTAGCCCTGTTGCAAGCTTGGACCAGGGCATCATGAGCCTCCTGTGCAGTCTGTACAGCCTTCCGAGCCTCGGCCAACTCGTCCTCTAGCGTGATTGGCAGCAGATCATACACAGTGGGTACGCGCCTATACAGGCGTCCGTCGTCCGCCACCTGCACTACCCTGTCTGCCCCGTCGGCGCATTTAACACGCACAGCGATAGACCCAAGAGGACCTGAAAGCCCTGTAGCGAGCACCGACACCAACTCAGCGCCAGGCCCGGTGCACTTCACCTGTCCACCGGCCCTAATATGCTCAAGAATATTCACGTTTGCCACCCCCTTTCTATGCAAAACTGCTTCATGTACTGCCATCGCCTTACAAACCAGCAGTCTCTTGCCCACAACGCGTGGATTGCGTACTCCGCCATATTCCGGGCGGCCGCAATACACCTAGCCGGCCTGCCCCTATGGTTGTGGCGACAAACTGGGCAGCAAGAAAGCACAACTACGCTATCCTTAGTTCTCTTCCAGCTTCGCGGCAATAAGTGTGATTGCCTCATCATCCGAGTAGTGAAGATAGCTGCCGTTCGGTATGTTGAGGATCTCCTCGCTGATAAGATGCCAGATTTCTTCCGCAACGAGGAAGCTTTTCGATCCACCGTGCTGCGATCGCAGGTATGCCAATTCTTCTTTTACCTGCTTGTGCAAAAGCGTATACTCGTCGCGAACGCGGATCGAAAATGTAAGGCTCAGGTCGTTCTGTCGAGCAGTTAGCTCCCATAACCTTTTCGTGTCCATGTTGGCCTCCTACTTGGCTAGCTCCCCATCGTCGTCGATGGTCAAATCGCACTTTGCTCCTCCACAGTTTCACGCAATCCAGCCTTAGGTCCGAGTAACTGGACGAGCTTTTGCTGCTCAGCCTTTGTTATGTGACCGTCGCAGTAAAACGCCAAGCAACATAAGCTCCTCCATTTTCTCGGCAGCACGCAGCCTGTCGGGCGCCAAAAGCCGTATTTCGCATCGAACAATCTAGCAACAATCAGTACCGCATACGCTGGCAGCTCGTCTAAGTAGCCTGGGGACGATGCAGTACTACATGTTCTACAACAACACCTGTCGGCCTCGCTACTATAGACACTGTAGACACTCACACGCGTGCACGAGCCGTTTTCAAACCGGCATCCATAATCAATCTTGCCCGTTGCCTCGGCTCGTGCCTCACGCTCGGCCCATGTCTTTGGTTGGGGGTCTAGACCTCCCTCAAGCACGCACGGGCTGGGCATTGGAGCAAGCGGCGCGGTGCGAACCAGTTTATATAGCCGCCGCACCATATGCCTAAATGCTTGCTGCTGGCTCACCTTTTTGCACGAGTCCATAGACATGTCAGTCAACCACTGTATCGGCGCTTTATAAACCTCGCCAAACTTCTATCCAGTTTGGCAAGCAACTTTTGAAGCTTTGCAATTTCGTCGCGCGCTGTAAGTGCGTCTTTTAAACAAATGTCGCAACTGCAACAGGCATCGATGTTATCCAGCAGTTTATCCCCCGCCTCTATTGAGGCTTGCCAGATTTCGTATGTGTCTTCTGGATCTCTTGCCATGTGCTACCTGTACGGTGCCTCGTGCTCGCTCAAGCAAACCGAGCATACATACTTGCCGTTGAACGGCCGCAGCAAGGCACTCGCTGGGTGTGCAAACCTGCACCAAAGGCGAAAGATTACGGTGAGCATGTCGAGTTACCTCTTGCACCTTGCTCGCAGAACATCATGCAGTATCGACGCAAGCACGCCGAATAGCAGGCCGATAAAGAAGTATTTCATCTCGTCTCCTTTGGCAGGCGTACTAAGGCCGTGCCGCACGTGAAGGGGCGAGGCTCCAGCCATCACCCAATAGAACTTTGTGCATGCTTGCTGCCTTTACCAAAACTCCGCACCCAAACCCACACGCCAAGTAGATTGCTGCACAGTGTGGCGAGTCACTTTCGCCTCGCCTGGCAGCCTGCATTGTTTGCTCGTTGGTGATCTGCGGGGTTTTGGTAAAGACGCGGGCTGTTACCTGTGCCACAAGCCTTGCAATCCGCGTGGCAATCTCCTCGCCCGATTCGTAAAACGCGTCTTCCCAAAGCAGGCATGTGAGCACACTGTGGCGCAGCTCGGCAAGGCTGCCGATCCGTGATGCAGGCCCGCCTTCGTGTGTTACAGCCGGCACATGCGGTGCGTTAATTCTCGCCATGCTTTTCTCATTTCTCCAGCAGAAACAAGCGCTGACGGTGTTTGTCAGTCTCCAGGATTGAAGTAACCGCTGACTTCACCACTCCAGCAAAACTTTGGGATGCCTTCCAACAAGCATTACGGGCCTCTCTGAACGACCCTTAACCTTAACTGCGGCCGGCCGCCAGACACTTTGAGGGCCAGCTCCTTTTGGAAGGGAAGCTCGCACCCTGTCCTGATTGGTTACTGCACTGCCCGTAATGCTTGTTGGAAGGGCAAGCTTGCGCTTGCCCTTTCTCGTGCTACACGGCGGGCGCTACAGCAGCCTCTAGCGGGAAATCCGCTTCAGCCTGCGACAAGTACAGCTCTCGTGCGCAGCCCTGCGCCAATTCAAGCCTGTCCGCGTCGGACAGCTCAACGTATTCCTTGCGGAAGTCCGCAAGGCTCTGCCCTGGGCGTCCAAGCACCTTCTGGATGGCCAGCGCTTTGCTGATTTTGCCGTTCATGGTTTCGTGCCTCCAAGCGACAGTACAGGTTATAAGCTATGCTATATTGTTGCTAGGTGGTACGAGTCACTACCTCAACTTTGCCATTCAATATCTGATACAGCTTTTCCTGTTCTTCTGGCTGTATGTTACATGCGTATGCCAAGCACGTGGTGCTTCGCCACTTGCGGGGCAGCACACATCCGACGCCCGAGCGCCAAAAACCCAACTTTGGGCTAAACAGCCCTACAATCTCTCGTAATGCCGCTCGCGGTATGCGAGTCAGAAATCCAACTGTGTAGCCACAGTCCGAGCAACAGTACATGGTGGCCGTTGGGCTTTTGGCGTTGCTCATACGTTTGCACAACCCGTTTTTGAACTGGCATCCGTAGTCAACGGTACTTGTCGCTTCCCCTCTTGCTTCGAAGGCTGCCCAAGTTGTTTCGTTGTCACGAGCACTGTCAGGCCACGTGGTCGCCGAAGAAGGAGCATCACACACCCTAACCACAAGCCTCCGCAGCCACCAAGCACGCTCGTAGCTTCGGTTGTTTGATTGGTAATTGCGTCTTTTAACCATGGCTCGTTTCACCTTGCCAATGGCGGCCTCAACGCCCGTCCGTTCGTGCCAAGTGCTACCCCACGGCACTCATATTGCTGGTAACAGCGCTCTGAGCAGAAAAACCTGCCGTGTCCGCTGACGCAAGTTGTCTCGAACTTGCCGCCGCTTGCAAGCACATTACACGTCGTGCAATGCAGCTCGGGCAAGATGCCTTGACGTGTTGGCGTAGTTGTGGTCATAAGGTTATCGTTTCTTTAGGGGTACTTCAGTCCGTACAAAATGTTGGCAGTTCTGATTCGGGTTAATGTGCCCACAGTAAACACCAATACGCATGCCGTGTTCTGTAAATGCGCAACACACGTGGCCAGTGCCTCCGCCGATGTAGCTGTACTTGCAACCTACGCATTGGTGCTCGTGCTTACTAGTCATCACCATATTTACTCCTGTGGCGCGCCATTGCACCTAGCTGGGCAATCTGTCTACGGTGCCAAGCGGGAACTTTCATACGTGCCTGCCGATGTGCGTGGCCGTCTGTGCGATAGCCTCCAGCGACTGTGCGCGGAGCCGATTTGGCTGCCGCCGGCATCTTGATCCCAAGCCGCTTCGCCCATGCAGTGACTATCCTGTACACATGCTGATGGCGCCATTCCCGGCGAGTACGCAAGCGGCATCGCTGCCGTTTGCCCTTCTTGCAGCGGTGGACCCTGGGATACCACTTGCGCTCGCAGTTCAGCCTGTCGGCGATCTGCGCATACGTTAGGCCCTTCGCACGCAGACAAACCACATAGCGGCAGATCGCTTTCTCTGACCCGTTTGGAATCAACTGCTTTCCCTTGCGGGCGAAGCCCCACGGCACGGCACCCCAAACCCTTCCAGATCCCTTAACATACTGAGCCGCCATGCGTATCCGCTCGCCAATCTGCTCGCGCTCCATCTGTGCAACCGCTCCAAGAATCGTCACCACCATTCGTCCAACAGCCGACTCGGTGTCAAACGCCTCAGTGATACTTATAAGGCGCACTTCATGCTTAGCTAGCAAATCAAGCAAGCCAAGCAAATCTCGAACAGATCGGGTAAGCCTGTCCAGTTTCCACACCACAACAGCACCACACGTGCCGTCGGCTACTGCCTGCATGACACGTTGCGCGCCTGGTCTGGATAGCGATTTGCCACTTGCTCCTTTGTCAGCCACAATCTCAACAAGTCGTAGCCCTAATGCTCGTGCTTGGGCTTTGATCCGCGTTGATTGTGCGGCTACGGACACCCCTTGTTCAGCCTGTTGCGTTGTTGATACACGCACATAACCAATTGCGGCTGTCCGTGGCATGATTAATGTTGCCTTTAGAAAATCGGCTTGGCTACCTGCCACCGGTGACCGTTCCTACAACTCGCCATCCGTTGCCCGTGCCCTACTGTCGAAGGCACTGGGATGGTCGTCGGCTCAACACACGACGGGCAGCCAGACACATACCTGTGTCCATGCTTGCCTTTTGTTGTGTTGCGGGCAGCCTTCAACCGCTTCGACATGCGTTTGGTGACACTCGAAATTCTTGGGATATGTGGCATAGTTTCTAACCGTCTAACAGAGCAAGCAAATGCTTGGGCAAAACGCCTGATAGCCAACGCGTTGCTTCCACTTGCTTGCTCTGCTGGGCGGTTAGCCCAGCGTTCGTTACTTACCGGCCAGCAGCGCCTGCTGCCGTTCGGGCCTGATTGTGCCTTGCACAGTCAACGTATGGCCCGTTGTCCGCGCATGCTCCACAGCTTCCTTGTAGTCTGCCGTCTTGTATCGGCAGCCACACTGGTAGTTAATCTGTGATTTCATGATTTCTCCTTTTCCACCCTACAAAGCAAAGCGCAGCGTAGTAATCAATCTATACGGGCGTCGTCCTACCGAGCCTAGGTTCCCGGTTGCTGGCCAGTCTTCTACCGGCGCTTCGCGGCAAGGTGGCGCGCTTTTATCCCGCGTCCCTGTACCGAACATGTTGCGCCCTGCTTTGTAGGTTGGGATGGCAAGGCGGGTACTGGAAGGGTATCCTCTACCTACAAGCAACAACCCTCAGTAATCCCGCCTTATGTCAGTGGGCCTGCTCGTTAGCTATAACAACCGTACTGCATACCATACGTCCGGCCCGTGGAGCCTTGCTCCAGGCGCAAAGCAACTTGGCAGCCTGTTTGCTGCTCAGTCCCCTTCGTATCGGGGCCGCCAGTATGCCACGCCACACATACAACGCCCGTACGCATGCCGATTTTGAGGGAGGGAGCCTGCGCCCCCTCCTACACCATCACCGTCTGCCCGTTCCGTCGTACCGTGTTAAACGTTCCCGCGGGCGTATACGTATACCGCGGTTTGGGCGCGAAGCCTTGCTCTCGCGTGCCCTTCAAACCAGGAGCGGGCATGTCCGCCGTTCCTGCCAGCACAAACTCCGCCTCGCTCATTGGCACCTTCCCCGCGTTGGGACGCACATGCATGTCCCCTGCGTGGCGCATATCGCGTGTATGCACCTTCGGTAACCGATGCACGCGGCAGGCGGAGTCAAACATCTGACTCACCTTGCACCTCCCGAAAGCTACACACAACGCGTGTAGCTGTGCCCTGCGTGTAGGTTTCGAGAGAGGGACGGCGTACCGCCCCTCGTGGTTGACGTGCCCCTTACGCCTTGCTCTTGCTGAAGAACAAATTCAGCGTAGGGTTGCCGAACGTGACTGAGAGATTCGCGCCGTTGGACAGACCGATCAAACCTGGTATGCCCTCTTTCGGGTCCGCATCCCCCCGCACAGCGAACATCCGCCGTGTGGGAGACGTGGTGGGCCTGCTATTCGCGTAGGTCATGGATTCCAGCGGAATCCGCACCACAAGATGCGTATCCGTGTACTCCACACCCGCTTCGATAGTCGGACCATTTGCCCCGCTCTTGGGGTCCGCCCCCAAGAACGCGTCTTCTCTCAGGTCAACCTTCGGCTTCTTCTGCTCTGCAACAGCAGCAGTAGCCATGGTGATTAACCTCCAAACTCTCTGACTGGCGGGCAGCCTGCCAAGCCGGATCTGCTTGGCCCTGGTGGCCCGCCGCCGACACCGAGAACCCGCCGGCGGGCCAAAAGCTGCGCAAGTTGTTGAGCGGCAAGGACTTGCGGGTCGGTGGCCATCCATCAAATTCGCGTGCGGGCGTGTGCGCATGCGTGGGTGCGCAGCCGCCCAGGCGCACACACGACGCACGAGACGCGTGACGCGCGGGCGTCCGGCTAACGCGTAACCCGTGCGCACGCAATGCGTTGCGTGGCCCTACGGGCGCCCGCGCCTGCGTGTGCTCGCGCACGTGCGCACCTGCGCGCCTGTGCACCGGGGGCGGGGTGATTTATCGCAGGGCCGGGGGTGGCGCGTTATGGGCGTATACCCGCTATCTGGTACACAGAACAGGACTTAACGAGCAAGCTAGTCAAAAAATTTTAGAAAAAATCAACCAAAATTTCAAAAGTGCCAAGCACGGCAGTCTGCATGGCTCAACAGGCCCAAAAATAATACTGACAAAATTGTCAGGCCACACAAGGCGCTTTGCCTCGCAAAGTACTTGATAACATTAGCCAAAAATGGTATAATGGTAGTTAACTGTGATGGAGGCAAAAATCACGGAAAACCCACAGTTAAATAGTGTCCCGAGCGATTCTGCCCAGGCCGCTCCCACCGAAGTAACTTTCCCCCCCAAGAAGCAATCCCCCCCGTGCAGCGAAAATGTCTGTGCCAACGGCCACTCGTGGCCACCGACACTTGCGTTGTCAAGTTGCACGGGTTGCGGATCGCCTGTACTGGCGATGCTGATGGAGAATTGCCCATATTGTAACGAGCCAACACAGGTGACCCGACTGCGCACGGATCACTTCCCGTCTGGTGGGCAAGTGGTCAAAGCGTGTAAAGGCCAAGTAGGCAGCGCGGAAATCACCATCGTCGAGCTGGAGCGCACGCATGCAGTGGAGGTGGAGAGCCGGCCAAGCAAGAAGGACGCCCCATGCGCCTAGTACGGCAGCCGGATGGCAGCGCACTTTGCGGCCAGTCGTGTGTTGCGATGCTCGCGGACGTGAGTCTCGACGAGGCAATCGAGGCTGTTGGGCATGAGCATGGCACACGGACAAGCGAGCTGCGGCAAGCGCTGGCAAGCCTCGGGGTGCGTACAGCGTCCCGGTGCCGGCGCATCAGCCGGGCATGTCCAGCGTACCCTCCAACCGCGTTGCTAGTCGCCCGGAAAAACGACTTCCGCCGGTCGCATTGGATGGTGATGAAGGACGGTGTGGTCTACGATCCAGAGGGCGCCTGGCCACGGTACGACGGGTGGAAAATCACAAGTTATCTTGAAGTCTACGACCGGCCACACTGGACAGGAAGCCAAGCATGATCCGCACAGTAATCGTCACCGCCGACACGATTCTTGAGTTGATGAAGGATTACCTGGGCGAGGAGAATGTACCACAAGATGCGAGGCCCACGCGGTTGCTGTTCAACCGCAATGATAAAGGCCGGCTGGCGATTGAGGCATCCAGCGATAACTGGCCAACGGGCAAGGATGGGTTTGAAGCGCGATTCGACTTGCAACGGTCATTCTTAGTCGGGGGCCAACCGAGTGACTAGCAAACTGATTGTGTTCGACGCCAACTCGCTGCTAAAGCTGCTTGTCCACTACAGCGACGGGGCAGCGGTGCCGTTGGATGCAGAGTTACAGGCAGTCCGTGTCAACCCGTTGCTTCAGCGTTGTGTGGCTTTGGACTTCGAGACCCGTGAGCCGGGTCCCCAGATTGCGCAGGTCCGCTACGAAGGCAAGCGGGTGCTGGTCTGGCATGAGGCCGGCACGCCGGCTGTTTGGCAAGAAGGCAATGAACGGCCAAGGGGCAAGCGAGGCTAGGCAGACAATCGTGGGTGCCAATGACATTCTCATTTGGGCGGCTACCGGGGAGCCAGCGGTACGGCAAGGCACGTTTGGCTTTGTGCCACGGCAGCCAGCCAGCAGGCCGACACCCACAAATGCGGGTAGCCAACTAGCCGCCCCTGAATGGTCTGACCACCGCGCAACGCCGTCCAAATAATTTAATCTTCTCTATGTTCTTTATATCTTCTTATATATCAATGATATATAAAGACTATATGAATACTGGAAAAATAAATAATTATTTGGGACAGGTGTACAGTAAGGGCAGAAAAGTACTAGAGCAAGAGTACTAGTACATTTTGACCCTTACTGTACAAAGAGAGTAGGAAATAATTATTTATTTTTTGCAGACTACGGGCAGACAGGTCGAGGGTGCCCCTTTGCCGCCTGCCCGCCAGGGCACCTCGGGCGCCTGGTCCACCGATGCGTGAGCATCCGTGGCAGCCGGGCTGCCCGAGCCGCTGCCCGCCAGCGCCAGGCTGCCCCCCCCCCCCTGGCGAAAGCGCAAGGGAGCTTTCCTCCCCGCCAAGCTCCCTTGTGCAAAGATACCGAGCTTAGCAGACATGGATAACGATATTAGGGAAGCGATAGAAGCAAAGATCAAGAAGCTTAAGGAGCTGGAGGAAGCAGAGAGAGCCCGTGCTTACGAGACTACCGACAGCTATTTGCAAGCACAGCCAAACGAAGCCCCCTCTAGCTATTGCCCGTATTGCGATCCGCCGCGATGCCCGTGTTGTGGGAGAGTGCTTCGAGGGCAACCAATGTGGCCTGTTTGGCCGTACTGGCCACAGACAAGCAACGAGCCGTGGATTTCATGGTAAGCACTACCCGCAGCCCAAGAATCCTCGTGCTTGGCGACGTGATGGTGGACCGCTGGTGGCTAGGCTCCGCAGCACGGCTGAGCCCCGAAGCGCCAATACCTGTCACGAAGATTGACAAGATCATCGATTGTCCTGGCGGTGCGGGGAACGTGGCTGCGAATCTTAAGGCCCTTGGTGCTGCGGTATGGTGCCCAAACCAGGGCGATCGACAGGTGCCGATCAAAAATCGTTTGATGGTCAACGATGTCCAACTTGCCCGGTGGGATGAGAACGATACTTGTGAGGCGATAACCAATATATCGTACGGCCAGTGGGATGCTGTTGTGGTTGCTGACTATTGCAAAGGTGCAGTTGGCCCAGCGGTTGTGGACTACGTGCGCAAGTTTTGCATCCCGAAGTTTATTGACACTAAAGGCAACCCGTCTCTCTGGGCAGGCATTCCTGGAGTGACGATTTTCCCCAACACCAAAGAGTACAGCACCTACTTTGACGAGTATTACAACAACTTTAGCCATATTGTGCATAAGAAAAGCGCCCATGGGGTCGAGGAAACGCTGATAAGCAGGTTTGATGGGCGGGTGTTTGATGCCAAGAGGGAAAAGATCCCAAGCTGGGCAAAGTTCGTGTGCAACGTTTCAGGAGCCGGCGACACGCTTACGGCGGCTTACGCCTACGCAACACTTGTTGGCTATCCCGACCCACTGGCCTTCGCGAACGCCGCCGCTGCGGTAGTCGTCGAGAAGCCGCTCACTGCGACTGCCAGCTTGCAAGAAGTGCTTGACCGTTTGAAGGAGGTTGGCTACCCGAATGCCGGCTGCTAGCTTGCAGCGTAGTGATGAATACCCGGTTGTCGAGAAAGCTTGGGGCCTGGAGTATGTGCTCTACAACGGCCCTGCGCCATATTGCCTGAAAGTGCTGGCTATCAATCCAGACTGGCAATGTAGCTTGCATAAGCACCTTGCCAAAGCCGAGACATTTTTGTGCGCCGAAGGCGGTGTGGTTGTTGAGTACCAAGATGGTGAAACGGCGGCTGGCTCGCCGATAATTACAACCACGACCTTGCATGTTGGGGATTCGTTACATGTGCCGGCGGGGGCGCTGCACAGGTTTTGGTCGGCATTGCCAGGTTCGCCTGGCTTGCTGCTTGAAGCCTCCACGCACCATGATGACGAAGATGTAGTGCGAGTTGAGACATCGCGAAAACGAGAAGCATTGTAGCCTGCCCATAAGCTTGCCTTGCTTGCCTTGCCATACGAAGTCCTGGATCTTGACATCACGCCTGAGTTGCTAGCTGACGTTGCGCGGCTGCCCAACAAACGTCGCAAGGCAGCCCTTCGTGCCCTCGGCCGCAACGAATGGCAGCGTTGTGCGGATGACATTCTTTACTGGCTTGACGAGGATCGCCATTCGACTGTTGGACCGTATGTGTACACACTTGATCCGCACCCGCTGCATGCTTGCCGGCTGTGCAACGATCAAGCAACGCATTTCTTCAACAAACGACGCACGCATTTGCAGTTAACGCACGACATCGAGTGCGAAGAAGAAAACGAGCTACGGGGCTACTTTATCGAGTTGCCCACCACGCGGCCGTTTCCTCGGCATTTGTTGTACGAATACATCGCGCCGATTATCAAGCCGTGGCAGCAAGAGCAGTTTTTGTTCATTGAGAAATCCCGCGATATGTTTGCTACGTGGCTTGTCGTGACGATGTATACCTGGGATACGCTGTATCACGAAGGACGCCAGAATATCTTCCAATCTGAAGATGCCCCAAAGACGCGGGAACTTGTCGAACGCTCGTGGTTTATCTACAACCATCAGCCAAAGATAATTCGTGATGTGCATAGGGCTGAATATGCAATTGGGGCTGCGAAATCAGGTATGCTGCGCATTACCAGCTTGAATTCCGAAATCCTTGGCTTTCCTCAAGGCCCGGATCAAATTCGGCAATATCACCCTTCTGGCGTGTTCCAAGACGAAGCTGCGTTTCAAGTCTCAGCGGGTGACGCGTTTGCGGCAATCAAGCCTGCGATCCAGGCAGGCGGGCGCTTTACCGCAATCTCGTCCGCTAATCCTGGGTGGTTCCATTTAGCATGCAGTGATCGTGACCAAGAACAACTTAGTGAAGCTCCACCACACAACTTTGCCTAGCCGCATTCGTAATTATTACTACACTCGAACGAAGGGCGCTGACGGGGTACCGTGGCTGCGCATCGATATGCTACCAGCAGCCCAACTTGCCCGGCCACGAGTGCTTGTCAACGGCGCATTTGATTTGCTGACTGCAAGCCATATGCGGTTGCTGAGCGTTGCACGAGACAAAGCAGGGCCGACAGGAACGGTGCTTATAGCTCTCGATAGCGACGAAAAGGTGGCCAAGGCAAAGGGCGCTAGTCGTCCGGTCATGACCTTCATCGAGCGCGCAACCACCCTTGGCTACATGCCAATCGATGCGCTGGTCGAGGTGGGCAGTGACGAAGATATGCGGCGCCTGGTTGCCACGCTTGCACCTGACCTTCGGGTGCAGGGCGCGGAGTACGCAGGTCACGCAACCCGGTTCCCGCATGTGTGTCGATGCTTCGTGCCAGATACCGGCCTGCACACGTCTGACATCATTGCAAGGATTAGGCAACAGAGCTAGGAGGGCTCCCTGTGACACTTGGAGAAAAGCAGCGGAAGTTTGTATCAATGATCGGCCAGCTTATCGGCTGGGCGTATGCCCACGGTTACGAACTGACCTTTGGCGAAGCGTATCGCACACCAGAGCAGGCGGCGCTGTATGCCAAGCAGGGCAAAGGCATTGCAAAGTCGCTGCATTGCTCACGGCTGGCGGTGGACTTTAACTTGTTTGTCAACGGTGCCTACCAGCCGACGAGCGAAGCATACAAGACGCTCGGCGAGTATTGGGAATCGCTCGGTGGCGCGTGGGGCGGGCGATTCAACGACGGTAATCACTTTAGCCTTGAGCATGAAGGCAGGAAATAATCCTCAAACAAGAATTCTTATGAAACTCAAAGCACTATTCACGTCAATCATCCTCAGTCTTGCTCTGCCGGTGGTCACTGTCGCGCAAGACGCACCAGCCCCTGCTAGTGAGCCCTCAAACTTCGTGGCAATCGGCCTCACCATCACCCCCGACCCCCAGGCTCGGCCGGCGTTGACTGTCGCAACCAAGCTGACTGACAAGGTTGGTGGTCTATGGTCATACAACGACTACACGGTCATGTCGGTCAAACGGACTCCACAGATCCAGCTTCAGATTGTCGCCATGACGGGCATTGCAACGCCTGTGCGGAATATTGGACCTGATAGCTGGCGGGTCAAAGTTTGGACGCTCGGTCAGCTTGGCCTCGCGCAAGAAGGCGATCACACAGGCATTGCCTACGCAGGGCCTGGTGGGTTTGTAACGATACCAGTCAAGAACTGGTTTATCATCCTACCGGCCATCAAACCTGTAAAGACCGCACTGTCGGACTTCCAGGCGGATTTTCGGATCAGCATTGGAAAGACGTGGTAGGAAGCACGCTGCGGCAGCCCGCTACTCAAACTCCAAAACTGCCGATGCACGTAGCTCGGCTGGCGAGCGGGAATCAGGCTCCTGCCAATCAAGATCCCCAAACAGCGCCGTTGCTTCGGACTTTGCTTTTGTTACGCTCTCGCAAAGGCGGCCACTGACCAGTAGTGCCGGGCCCCCAGGTTGAGCGTGGACTCTGACACGGAACCGTGCACCCTCTCGTGACGAGCGAGACTGTCGATCTCGCTCGATAGTGATGTATATAGCCTGCATAGCGGTTTACAGACCCCTTCGCATGGGGGTTGGCGGTAGCAACTATCACATTCAATTTTTCAGTCCCCTTCGCACGGGGTTTTTTGCTCAAAGGAATATTTACCACATGGACCTCATCGGTGTCAAGGACGCTGTAGACAAAATAAACAACCAAACGATTCCGCAGACGCTTGGCGCATTGCACTCGATGCTCGACCGGCTTGAGGCGATGCTCGACCGGCTGGACAAGCTAACAATCGTGGTCTACCTCAACGGCAGCCAACCGCAGCCCACGGACTAGCACTTGAACGAAGCCTCAAAATTCCGGCAACGGTGGCAAGAAAACGGCAAGTTTGACAGGTATTTTGGCTCCGAGTGCTCAATACTTGATATTGGCTGTGGCTCGGATCTGGTAGTGCCGCACGCCCGAGGCTGGGACCGTGCTGACGGTGATGCGCAGTTTATGGCTGGCCTGGCGGACGAAAGTTTTGACCTGGTTTTTTCCGCCCATTGCCTTGAGCATTTGCATGATCCACTCGAAGGGCTGCTCAACTGGTGGAGGCTGGTCAAGCCGGGTGGGCACCTGATCCTCATTGTGCCGGATGAGGATCGGTATGAACAACGTTGTTGGCCGTCGGCGTTCAATCCAGATCATAAATGGTCGTTTAGCGTTAGCAAATCGCACAGTTGGTCGCCAGCCCACAAAGACCTCGCAGACTTGCTTGCCTTGTTGCCCAGCCGGGACATTCTATCGCTGCGCGTTATCGAGCCTTCAAGGCCACCAGATGGCGACTCGCCGTTTGACTCGACGCTTGTTGGGGATGAAGCGTGTATTGAGGCGATTGTGCAAAAGGTGCCCGATGCCGGGCCGCGATGGTCACCCTATTCTCCATTGCTTGTGTGCCCTGGATGCAAACGTCTTGAAGTGATTTTGCTTGGCGTGCTGCCTGATATGCCAGGAGTGTTGCACTTCAAATGCCGGGCGTGCGGCAGCCCTTCGCAGTTTAATATTCCCGCTCCCGTCAATGGCAGCTAGCAAACCGCCTGAGATACTTTACGAGTCCACCGGCCTACGCATCAAGCGCAATGCCGGAAATCGCTTCTGTATTGCCAGACTGCACTACACCGCGGACCCTGCAAAGCGCAGCGACGCGTGGAAGGCCGAAGCGTCTGCGGGCATGCTGCCCGCCAAGTGGGACAAAGAATACGAGATTTCATACGAAGCGCTCTTTGGCGCGAAGGTGTTTCCGGAAATCTCAACTAACCGGGAAGCGATTATTGTCAAAGCGCCGTATCCAGAGGTGCCCGCTAGTGCAACCTGCTGGGGTGGCTTCGACTTCGGCCAGCGCAATCCATCGAGTTTTCATGTCTACACAATTGCTGATGGCGTGACGTACAGCATTTGGGAGCATTTTGAGCCGTGCAGGAGCGTGCCTGACCTGGTTGGCAAGATCAAAGAATGTCCGTATTGGGACCAGATCCGCTATATTGCGGCAGATCCAACTATCTTCTCGGTCACCAAGATTTCCAAGACCGGCGCAGCATGCTCGATGGCGGATATCTTGCTGGAGGCGGGCTTGACCAAGCTGCTGCGGGGCAATCAGGACGAAGCTGCTTGGGTTGCCATGATGCGCAAGCATTGGGCGTCGAGCAACGACCCAACATTTCGTATCTACGATTGCTGTCCGAATCAGATCCGGGAGTTTGAGACCGCGATTTTTGCCTCTATGAGCGACCGAATGCTGGCCACCAGCAACTACCGTGAGAACATCGCCGATTACAACAACCACACACTTGATGATTGTAAGTATTTTATGAACAGCCGACCACGGATTGCTAACCGGCAAGTCGTGCTGCCAAGCATGGTCAGTAAATGGGCAATACGTTACTAACAGCAACATGTTGCTGGTATTTGGTATAATTACTTAGTAGGCGTGTGGGTCGCGCTGTGCTTTTTCCTGCCTAGTCTGCCTAGTCTGCCTAGTCCTTCATGACCGTTGCCACTCTTGATGGGATTCCTGTAGAGCTGACGCCTGCGGGCGATGAACAGCAAGCATCAACTAGCCCTGCTGCTGCTGCCCAGGACACCCGCACAGACCTGGAAGCCAAGATCATCGCCTTCGTTAACTCTTGGCGGGACAAGCTGCGCACAGCCCGAGTTGCCAAGCGCGCCATTTGGGACGAGTGCTGGGCGTTGTATCGGGGTCTTGATGACTTCCGTAACAAAGAAGACTGGCAATCGAAGATTGTGTTGCCGAAGGCGTTTGGCTCGGTAAAGCAAGCAACCAACGTTATCAAGCGCCTGTTGAGCACCGCCAAAAATCCGTGGCAAGTGGAGGCGATCAACCCCGACGATCTGGTTGCCACATTGCGAGCCGAGCAGATGACCGACCTGAGCAAAGTGCTGCTTGACCAGGCTCGGTATCAGGAGGAGTTTGCAGAGGGCCTAGAGTGCGGGTTTGTAATCGGCCTTGGAGTGTGGAAGGTTTGGTGGGCGCTTGTGCCACGCGTGCGCACGCGAGTTGAGGTTGCACAGGTGCCAGTAGCGCAGCCGCCTGCGATGCCAGGCATGCAGGCAGCATCGTCCGAGCACTCAATTGCTGATCTGCTGGCTGGCGCCCCTGCTAGCCGGCAGGCTACAGGCATCCTTGGCCAGCTTGGCACCGAATACCCTGCTCAGGAGAACGACCTGTACCCCACGCAGCTTCCGACCGAGGCGTTGTCGCCCCTTGGTTGGGGTCAGGGCGAAGGGCTTGCAGCCTTCGGCACCCCGCAGCCACGCTTCGCTACCGAGCGGCGGATCGTGCGGGAAGAAATCCTTGAAGGCCGGCTCATGATCCGGGCTGTGGACCCGTATAACTTTTACTGGCTGCCCGGCAGCAAAATGAATCGGTGGGCGGGCACGATCGAGGAAATCGAGGTGCCGTTGTGGCAGTTGCATGAGTTGGCGGAGCAAGGTGTGCTGGATGCTGAGCGCCTGAAGGGCCTTGCCCCCATGCAGCTTGACGAGTACGACCGCAAAGCGCAGCTTCGGTTCAACGAGCCACCACAGCCCAACAGCAACGACGTTGACGGCATGGGCAACGTGAAGCTCACGGAGTACTACGGCCCGCTTATCCTCGACGGCAAGCTGGTTGATAAGCATGCTCATGTATTGATTGCTAACGGGACCAAGTGCTTGCTACCTGGTGGCTACCAGGCCAACCGGCTGTGGTGCAAGAAAGCCCCCTACATCGGTTTCTCGCCACTTGCGCTGCCTTTCCGCACTGAAGGTGTGGGCCTTGTTGAGATGGTGCGCAAGATCGACAAGGCGCTTTCACAGCTTGCCAACTTGAGTGTTGACACCTTGATGTTCCGGCTGTTGCCGGTCTTTGAAATCAATCTTGATGCGTTTGACAATCCAAAAGATTTTGAAACAGGTCTCACGCCTGGCAAGCTGTTCAAGCGCAACATGAACTTTGTTGGTGAAGGCATCAAGCCAATCGAGTTCCAAGATATCTCAGCAGGTGCGGTGCAAGTCAGCGCGGCGCTCGACCGCGAGCACCAGGCAGGCAGCCTGGTCAGCGAAATCCAGCAGGCCATCCCTCGCTACCGGGGCGTGCAGTCGGCAACCGAAATCCAGGAAAAGTCTGAAAACCAGGATTCCTTCTTCGGCAACATGGCGTCGGACATCGAGAAGCAAGCTCTGGAGCCAATGATTGAGCTTGCGGTTGACTTGATCTTGCAGTTTATTGACACAGCCAACGACCCGCGAGTTGCGTCGATCCTGGGTGTTGGGGCCGATGCCTTAAAGGGCCTCACTCGTGAGCAGTTGCTGGAAATGGTCAGCGGTGACTATATCATCAAGGTCACCGGCATAACCAGCCAGCTCCAAAAAGCCGAGATGCTTCAGAATCTCGTGCAGTTCATGAACTTGATTGGCCAGAACCCTGAGGCATGGGTACCCTACATCAATCAGGACAAGCTGCTACAACGCATTCTGGAAGCCTTCCGGCCTGCGATCCACGACATCGAGCAGATCATTGCAGATCCGGAGACCGCGATGGCCAAGCAGGCTGCGCAGTCCACTGAGGCCATCACTCCTCAGTTGCTGACCCAAATGGTACAGCTTGTGCAGATGCAGCAGCAGCAAGCGCAGGCTGCGCAGCAGGCAGAGCTTGCCAACCAGCAAGCACAGCTAGAAGCTGCTAGCACACAGCAGCAGATGGCCCTGCGCGAACGCGAGATGCAGCATGAACGCCAGCTCGCAGAGATGCAAGCCCGCTCCGCCCCAACAACCTCAAAGTAAAGACGGTATCGTATGAACTTTTCTGACCAAGCAGCCCTCGCGGTTGGACGACCAATTGCAAAAGCATTTGCTATCCTCCCAAGTGACGATACCGATTTACAAGCTACTACTAGAGCGTTATACGTCGGTACAGGCGGCGACCTGAGGGTCACTATGGCTGATGGGGATATTGTGTCCTTTACGGGCTTGCTTACAGGAGTAGTGTACCCGTTCAGGCTACGAAAAGTTTTTGCTTCAGGACAGCCGGGCGTAATTGCACAGGCTCTAGTTGGATTGTACTAGCGTTACATGTTAACGATTAACATTGGCTTGGATGTATGTACGCCTACAGCTTACGGTAGGTTATCACAACAGGACGATTGGCTCCCTGGCTACACCTATCGTAAGGAACTCACCATTCCCGCAGGCGCGGTGACTGCCGATCTGACCGATCAGCCTGTGGTCGTGACGCTCGCGGGCGATCCAGAACTGGCGGCTCACGCACAGGCGGACGGATCGGACATCGTGTTCACGGGAGCGGATGGGGCCACGGTGCTCGATTTCGAGGTTCCGCGCGCGGCGAAGAACATGCTGGTGGGGGATGGGGCGTGGAATGGGTACACTCGGCCAAGCGTGCTGCGGTACGGCGACAAAACCTACATCGGAGTAGTCACTTCCAACGGCTATATCTACGTTGCGAGTTACGACCACGTAACCAAGACACAAGCTACATCCGGGTCGATGTACTCAGGCCAACAGTTCCAGATTGACGACCACGATTACCCGGCCCTGCTCGCGCTGAGCGACGGGAAGATCGCGGCGTTCTACCAGCATCACAATGGCTTGGCCTGCTACCGCATCACATCAAGCGCGGAAGATATCACCGCTTGGAACACGGAGAAGGATTGGACCAGCGTAGGCGATGCGGTCCACCATGCTTACTGCTGCCCCTTCCGGATGACCGGCGAGTCGAACAAGATCTATGCCTTCTTCCGTGGCGGCACGATTGTCAGTGAATTGCGCGCATACATGGCCTGGACGACGGAAGCCGGGCTGGCCGCGAACTCGTGGAATGCGGTGAAGTGGCTCGAAACCGGCCAGAATCAGCCGTATGCCTTGTTCGAAAGCAACGGGTCGGATGAAATTCACTGCATCTTTACTGAATCTGGCGCTGCCATTTTTGCACAGAACAGCGTGTATTACTGCAAGCACACCATGGGCAAATGGTACAAGGCCGATGGCACGGAGATCGGCTCCGATGACACACTCGCGATAACGCCGATCACGCCCGCGGTCAGCGACAAGGTGTACGATTACCAGACTTCCGGGCGTGCTGCCATTTACGACATTGCGCTCGATGGGGGCGGACGCCCGGTGATCGTCTACGCCGTCTTCCCCGGATCGACCGCTTCCGAGGCTCCCGATCATCGCTATCGGTATGCCCGCTGGACAGGTTCCGCCTGGGTCGATCACGAGATTACTCCAGCCGGGACCGGCATCTCGCAAGTGGACGTGACCGGGAAGTATTACAGCGGCGGAGTTCATCTCGACCATTCAAACCCCAACATCGTCTACTTGTCGCGCAACAACACTGAGCATGGGTCTGGCGTCTTCGCAATAGAGAAGTGGATCACGGCAGACGACGGTGCTACTTGGTCGAGCACGAGAATAGCGGACAGCGGATTCAATATCCGGCCGATGTTCTCGTACGGGGCGACCACCGATCAACCGCTGTCGTTGATGTGGATGACGGGGACCTATCCGACTTACACTACTTATAGTACTTCCATCGTCACTTCCCCGGCATTGGACGCTCCGCGTTTGTCCTGGCTCCAGTACGCCGTTGTGAAGGTGCCAAGCATTACGGTGGCTGGCGGGGCGAAACTGTATATGTATTACGGCCGTGCGAACCCGCCCGACATGAGCAACCGTGCCGGGGTGTGGAGCGGAGCGAGCTATGCTTTTCACGGCCACGATTACGACCTCGGAAACAGGGCCTTCGATTCGGCCCACGGGACGAGCCTACAGAAGTACAGGATTCCGACCGCGCAGGAGGTTGCCGGAAAGATAGGGCGCGCGATTTACTTCCCCAGCATCGGCATTGTTTCCCCGATCAATGTGAACCTCGCCGACGTCCGCAAGCTTACTGTCATTGGCTGTGTCAAGAGCGCTGGCGGGACCATCCTGTCGAATCACTCCGGAGTTGTCAGCGCAATATTTTTCTGCCGCATTAACTTGTCATCGCATAAACTTGAAGCTTTCGTGAAAACCAGCATGGGAACGGATATTGTGCCGCAGTTCGAGGCCACGGTTCTCGACGCAAACACATGGCACCACTTCACCATCGTTTTCGATTGCGATAACGGTGGCCTCAAAGCTTGGATAGACGGCGTGCAAAGCCCTACCGTAGCAGCCACGGCCAATCCATTTCACCCCACCGCATCAAGTCAGATGAACCTCGGCTAT